TTTTATTTTCTTTGACGTGCTTCTTTAACTGAGGCACGGTCATTTTATCAAACTGTACTCGTTGATCTTCGAAAGTATCTTCAATGACTGGAGTAGTAGTGTCTGCCGATTCATTCTTCTCAGGCGGCCATCGCAATACACCTATAATACAGTAAACCGCAATTACTATAGCAATACCTCCTATAGCCAAAGAAACTATATCTGTCGTATTCAATTCAATACCCATCTTACTATTCCTAATATTAATGTCAATTATTATAAGTGTATTTATACTTATTAATCACTAGAGTTTTCAAATGTTTCCAAAAGAAACTCAGAGAAGACTTCCTGACTTCTTTCGCCGGGATGTCCAAACTCTTTTATATCGTGTATTTCTTCACCTATCGTGTAAAGATCCTTACCTCTACCAAGACCAATTCGACTATTTGGTTTGAGGGAACCAAGGGAATCTGTGAGCCACTTCTTATATTCCGGAATATCGTTTATAGATAAATTCTCACCTTCATAACTTTTTCTGGTAGCATCGAGGGGGGTTATATCATTCAACACATACATTAGGTTAGACCAGTTCCTGTTATGGAATACACCTTGGATAAGTTTGATATTCTTAGCCTTGCATATAATCTCTAATGCTTTCATATTAGTAATAGTGTGCATGATGTCCGTCTTGGAGTCATATGCAGTATTATACAAATTGTCCATAGACTCTCTCATCTGCGTAGTGTAAATAGCATTAGTACGCAAAGAAGAAAACTGGGTCACGTTTTGTTGACGACCCAGTATATGTTCTTTCGCAGGAGGCATATATTCAACATGTTCTTTTCTTTGCCACGCAGACCACATTACCACCATATGGGTGACAGTTTCGGTGGTCGTGTGTAGGAAGTCTGTAACCTCACGGAAGATCTTTTCATTACAAGCACCGCAAATACCACGGTTCGCATAATCAATACCTAACGCCCGAGCGGTTATTGCGGTAAAGGTTAGATCCCAATGGGTGGGGGGAGTGTTAGTAAATCCTTCTAACTCATCCCCCCAGACAAAACTACATCCGGCAGTTAACAACATTACTGGAACAGTTCCTCATAAAGTTCGAAAACTTCATTAGTTTCTGTGCGAGCTTCTTCTAGGTTTCGTTTATGAAAGATGTTGGCGATCTTACGGAACTGCTTCTTGTCAATCTCGTACTTCTCGGCAGTAACATCAACGATGTCTTTCATCAATTCTTTCTCTGCATCGATACGCAACATACTATCTGACATCTCTCGTACTGCAGCTGCGACTTTTTCTTTATCTTGAACTATCATTATGACACCACCAACTTTAATCCGCTAATTGCTTCTGACCATGCTGCCGAGAAGTCATCGTTCGTCTCAGTACATAATACGTATTGTTGAAATTTAACACTCTCTGGGTTCTCTTTACTGGTCATGCAAACACCACGTGCAAAACCAATACCTTGCTCACCGTGGATCAACATACGTGGGTCTTTAAGGGTAATTGCCCCATCACTATGAACTGTATCTAGGCGACCAACATACTCACCACTCACTGTCACTACTGTTACTACATCACTTTTCTTCATTATTCACTCTCTATTTCATCAATTAACATATCACGCATTGCTCTCGCTTGCGCGTCTTCAGGGTTATTCACACTACCATTATTAACGAACTTGTATGCTAGTGTGATGCGTTGACATCCTGCGTAAGCAGAGTGCCAACAGTGTAAATCTTCTTCTTCTCTCGCACCAAAGTAATAGTGTCGGCATTGCCATCCAGCCACATCTTGGATACGGACTATCTGGTCTGTCTTCTTATCATAGTACTGAAAGTACCCATCTCCGGTCTCTGACCACGTGAATAAGACTTGATATGCGTTAGCATCATAGTTGGTATGCCATCCCACAAAACCGCCTGGCGGGTAGTATGAGAGTAATGCAGATGTGTGAGATCCAATCTCCGCAGCGAAGTCATACTTCACTCTCTGCATAAAGTCTCCCCAGATTTCTTGATCTCCACGAACCATTTTAGCAATAGGTTGTGCGAAGTATCGGTCTGGTGCACCTACTAACTCAGGATATCTGGAGAGACACTCATCTAGATACGCCCTAGACGTGTAGTACTCTCCCTTGGTGATATCATCATATTCACGATATGTCCAATACTTCTCATCGTCATACGAAGGTTTTGATAACATCTCATCAGAGAAACTATTCAAGACTTTCATAAAACTCTCATTACGAATAACAACTTCAGTCATTACTAAAGGTCTTCCTCATTTTCAGCAAACTTTTCATTCGCTCTTTTCAGATCTGCTTCATTGAGGGCGCCCATTTCCATGAGATAGTTGACTGCCGAAGTTATTCCTTCTTGTCTTCCTACTTTCTTTCCTATGACATGTGAAATAAATAGTAATGCCAAGGCGATGATTGTATGTGCGTATGGATCCATAGTGGACTCCTTATAAAGTAAAACCGTCAAAGTTCATCTTCTCAGAAGAAATTCGTTGGCCTGAGTTAGATTTATCAAATACTGGGCCATGATCTACTTCTTTATTTAGGGGAGAATCATTTTGGTCTACGTCGAACAATCTCATCTTGCTTCGGTCAATACCTACAACGAATCTTTGGTTCTGACCGATATCATTATATCTATTCTTTAACTGCTTGACCATTATCTGACCCTGCGCGTTCAGTTCATCATTACTAATCAGAGCAAACATAAGGTCAGCAGTAGCAGGTAGTCCAAAGGATTCCGAAGTATCTTCTAGACCAACATCATCATTACTATAACCAGAACGTGTAGTCTGGGTCGCAGATACTACCGGAACATCAAACTCAACAGCAAGACCGCGCAACTCTTCTGCGATAGACTTGATATAAGTGTATGAGTTAATAGCACCACCCATAGCCTTCATCCTAGACGACGAACAGATGTTCAGGTAGTCGACAAAGATGATATCTGGAGTGAACTTCTTCTTTAGTTTCAACTCGTTTAGAAGAGCACGGAAGTGGTTTGAGTGCGCACTACCAGTCGGGTATTCCTTAATAATAAGTTTACCCGTAGTTTTATCTGCCACCTTCTTAACACGACTTGCAAACATATCTTTGGTGAGATGCTCTAACTGGTCAATAGGGACGTTCAGTAAGTTGGCATCGATTCTTTCTGCAATACGTTCTTCGGACATCTCTAGAGTGATATACAGAACATTCTTATTCTGACTCATCGCAGCTGCCGCAGCGTGACACATAAACAAAGACTTACCAACACCAGTACCTGCAAGAGCAATGTTCAGGGTCTTATTGGGCAAACCGCCTTTAGTAATACGGTTGAAGTAATCCAAGTCCCAAGGCATTCTCTCCTCGTCCATAGTGTAGAAGTCCCAACGAGAATCGACATTCTCCAGATAGTCGTGACCAATGTTAGTATCAAACGATACCGACAGTGCCTTAGACAATACTTCGGGGATTGCGTTCTTGGACAGTTCTTGGTGCTTACCGTCAATAATCGTAATAGACTCCATCACTGCATTGAATACCGCACGGTCTTGACACCACTTCTCAGTGCGTTCTAGTAACCACGTAAGGTCTTCTTCGGCATATGTGAAGATGTCCGGTAGGATGTCCATAGTATGACGATAGTGCTCGTCAGACATTCTACCCTCAGAGTCGATCTCGATCTTGAGAGCCTCTTTGGACGGAAGATTGTTATACTTTGCAATGTATGCAGTGAACTCTTTGAAGATACTTTTGTAAGCACCTTCAAAGTATTCAGGAGCGAGGAAGGGGGCGACCTTCCTCATGTAGGCATCGTTAGTCAGAAGATTCCGTAGAATCGTTTGTTCCAGATTGATTTCCGTCATTTGAATCCTTAATGTCTACTGAACCAGTCTCAATTGCTGATTCTAAAATATCAGTTAAAACTTCACCCACAAACCCTTGTAGGTCGTTATTGTCTATATTATACACGTTTGGCTCGTCCGTGTCAACAACATCGAAGTTAAAAGTTATATTTTGTTCATCACCATTGACACGTACGTTATTAAAACGAATGGTAACATCTTCATAAGGAGCACGTAGAAGGTCGACATTCCAACCCTCCACTCCTTCTAATACAACAGGTACTAGTTTATAGTCTAGATTCTCGGATGGTTTATCCAAATTCAATTCTTTCATTACAATGCCTCCTCGACAAAGGTTTCAGGGTTGATCTCGCTTTTA